TCTTTTTGCCTATAACCTAGTTGGTACCATCTAGGTTGTTTAGGTGTGGCTCCTCTAGCACAAGTGTCGCACTGGCTCCTATAGTATACCTTGTTTTCCTTGTAATAGTTCACAGCACAAGGACGTTGATCACAGGTTTTACATAAAGGACGCATACAATATTTAGCAACCGCCCTTTTTCGTGCCCTTTTCTTACAGTTATAACGGGCTATTTTACCAATCATACGCTAAATATTATGAGTAATAAAGGAGACCACTAAAATGGCTTTAACTTCACCAGGCGTACAGGTTTCTGTAATCGACGAAAGTTTTTACACACCTGCTGAACCAGGTACTAGACCACTAGTAATCGTCGCTTCAGCAGCCAATAAGAGAAACGCCGCAGGTACTGGCACAGCCCAGGGCACACTTGCTGCCAATGCTGGAAAAGTTTATACAGTAACAAGTCAACGTGAACTAGCAGACTTGTTCGGAGATCCAACATTCCGCGTTGATAATAACAACAATCCAATCCATGCAGGAGAACTAAACGAATACGGTCTACAGGCCGCATACAGTTTCCTAGGCGTGGCAAACTCAGTTCTAATTGCTCGTGCAGACATTGATTTAAATGCTCTTGAGCCACAAGCAACTGCACCAGGTGGTGATCCACAAGATGGAACATTCTGGTTAGACACAAGTACAACAGCATGGGGTATTTTTGAATGGAACGGTGCTGCCGCAAGCACACGTAACGGTCAAAGTTTTGTTACAAAAACTCCATTAATCGTATTAGAAGCAAGTCAACTAACTGTAGACGGTCCTAAGTCAAGCGTAGGACGTATCGGTGAATATGCCGTAGCAGTTGGTACAAACGCACTTTCAGAAGGCGAGCAAGAAGATAACGTTTCTAACGTTGATCAATCAACAAGCCACGAAGTATCAATTTACTACAAAAACCGTAACGGTGTGTGGGTTAAAGTTGGTACACCAGAGTGGACAGCAAGCCACCCAACAATCACAGCAAGTCCAGCAAGCAGTTCTGCAAGTTGGCTAGCAGATACTTATGATTTAGAAATTTTCTTAGATGGTTCTGAGGATTCATTCCCAGTTACATCTATGACAACTGCTACAGATTTGAGCGATGTTGCTGCCGCTATTACCAACGATATCGACGGTGTTAGTGCAACATACACAAATGGTGTATTAGAAATTTTCTACTCAGGCGACAGTATTCAACTAGGTGGTTCACTAGTACAAGGCGATCCATTAGAGTTAGGTATTGACCCTGCTAAAGTTTACTATACACCAAAACTACAAATTTCCAAACATACACAAGTTCCAGCATATAAAGTTCGCGACTCTGAGCCACGTCCTACAGGTTCTGTATGGATTAAGACCACAGAGCCAAATGCAGGAGCACGTTGGAGAGTTAAGAAATATAACGGCGACACCCAATTATGGGAAAACGTTGAATCACCAATCTACGCAAATGCACATGCCGCGCTTGCAGAAGTTGACAAGACAGGTGGCGGTATCAATGTTCCGTTGAACAGTGCTTTTGTTGAATTTAACTTCAACCAGTATGCAAAACCACAAGCAGAGTTCCGTGTATTACGTCGTTTCCGTACAGGCGAAACAGTATTACGCAGTAAAGAAATTACTAGCGCAGGCGTTGGCCCAGCAGGTACATACACAATGCAAATTGCAGAAAGCGTTGTTGGTAGTGCAACACTAACATCTAAGGCTGTAGATGTTACTACAGTTGGAAATGCTACAGATGCTGAAAGAATTGCAGCCGCAATTAATAATCCAGTATACAACGGAACACCGCAAGGCGCTTTTGCAAATATTGTTGCCAGCGTTGACAACCTAAATAGAGTTGTTGTTACACACAACACAGGCGGCGAAATTCGCTTTGCAGACTTTAACGATAGCACAGCATTTGTAGGAACAAAACTACAATTTGATAAGAACAGCAACGTTTACACAGTACGTGAAGAAGGTTCTGTAGTTAACGGTGAAGGTACATATCAATATGTTGCAAGTAACTGGATCCCAATGACAATTACTCCTGATACAGCAACAGTTGTACGTCAGAGTTATTATATTGCTAACGACAATCCACAGACATTAGTTGCTGATGGTACATTGTGGTACAGCAGTGTTGTTGACGAAGTGGACATCATGGTACACAACGGAAACACATGGGTTGGCTATAGAAACTACGATCACGGTCGTGGCGCTGGCGTTACAAACCCAACAGGTCCAATTGTTGCGGCAAGTGAGCCAACCGAGCAAAGTGATGGTACTGTGCTAGAAGAAGGCGATCTATGGATTGACACTAGCGACATTGATAACTATCCGCAAATTAAGCGTTATGACTATACAAACAAGCGTTGGGTATTGCTAGACAAGTCAGATCAAACAACAGAAAACGGTGTTCTATTTGCCGATGCTCGTTGGAACGAAGATGGTCTAACAGCAGATCCGGCAAGCATTGAAGAATTGTTAGTCAGCAACTTTATCGACTTTGACGCACCAGATCCAGCATTATATCCACGTGGTATGTTGCTATGGAACCTACGTCGTAGTGGATTTAACGTTAAGAAGTTCAAGAAGAACTACATTAACACACTAGACGACAACCTACGTTACAAAGCAAGTCAAAGTGACAACGGTGATGCACCTACAAGTGGTGACAGCATGGAATTCTACTACCCACATCGTTGGGTTACAGAGTCTGGTAACCAAGCAGACGGTAGCGGATCATTTGGACGCTTTGCACAACGTAAAGTTGTTCTACAAAGTATCCAAGCATTGGTAAACAGCAATCAAGAAATTCGCGACACAGAGCGTAACGGATTTAACTTGTTGGCTTGCCCAGGCTATCCAGAACTAATTGGCGAAATGATTAGTCTAAACTACGATCGTGGTTTAACAGCATTCGTAATTGGTGATACACCTGCACGTTTAACACCAGATGCTACAACAATTAACAACTGGGGTACAAACGCCGCACTAGCACTAGAAGACAACGAAAAAGGTCTTGTAAGCAGTGATGAATACTTAGGTGTTTTCTATCCATGGGGCTTTACAAGCGACAACGCTGGACGTGATATTATTATCCCTCCAAGCCACATGATTATGCGTATGATTGCACTAAGCGACCAAGTAAGTTTCCCATGGTTTGCACCAGCAGGAACACGTCGTGGTGGTATTACTAACGCAACAGCAGTTGGTTATCTAACTAGCGAAGGCGAATTTAGATCTGTGGCGCTAAACGAAGGTCAACGCGATACATTATATAATGTAAAAGTTAACCCAATTACATTCTTTGTAGGTAGCGGTCTAGTTAACTTCGGTCAGAAGACTCGCGCTCGTAATGCAAGCGCATTAGACAGAATCAACGTAGCACGTTTGGTAATTTATCTACGTAGCCAGTTGAACAAACTAGCAAAACCATACATCTTTGAACCTAACGACAAAATCACTCGTGATGAGATCAAGCAACAAGTCGAAAGTCTATTGCTAGAACTAGTTGGTCAGAGAGCACTGTATGACTTCTTGGTAGTCTGTGATGAAAGCAACAACACACCTAACAGAATTGATAGAAATGAACTATATGTTGATATTGCTATCGAACCTGTCAAGGCCGTTGAGTTCATTTACATTCCAGTACGCTTGAAGAACACTGGCGAAATCGCTGGACTATAAGTGAATAAATAAGAATAACGGAGAGCATACAATGGCTATTTCAACACTAAGCAAACTATCAGTACCGTTGGCCAGTGACCAATCTGCAAGCGCACAGGGCATGTTAATGCCCAAGTTGCAGTACAGATTCAGAGTTTCTTTTGAGAACTTTGGCGTGTCAACTCCAACAACTGAATTAACAAAACAAGTTATTGATTGCACAAGACCAAACTTAACTTTTGAAGATATCGAACTAGCAGTTTATAACTCAAAAGTTCGTCTAGCAGGTCGTCATTCATGGGAAAACATCACTGTTAACCTACGTGACGATGCTAGTGGTCAAGTACAAAAACTTGTTGGTGAGCAACTACAGAAGCAGTTCGACTTCTTCGAACAAGCAAGTGCCGCTTCAGGTATCGATTACAAGTTTACAACACGTATCGAAATCCTAGACGGTGGTAACGGTGCTAACGTTCCTAACGTTCTTGAAACATGGGAAGTTTATGGTTGCTACCTACAAGGTGCTAACTATAACACACTAAACTATGCTACAAGCGAACCAGTAACAGTTGCATTAACAATTCGTTATGACAATGCTATCCAGAGCCCAACAGGCACTGGCGTTGGTACAGCAGTTGGTCGTGCTTTAGGTACATTGGCTACTGGCGGCGGCGCATAAAAACACTACCCGGGAGCCCAAAAAGGTCGCTTTAGCGGCCTTTTTTATTATCTACGCACAAAAAATACCTGGATAAATATTTGTATGGCCAAATTTTTTAAAAACTTTCTCAGCAACGTAGGACAGGGTGTTACACGACCAAAGGGTAACCTTGGCGATTTTCAACACGCAAATAAACTCTTTGTACAAAGCAATTATAGACTTGCTCCTAAACAAAAGTTTTTATATCATGTAGTATTCAATATTAATCCAGTAGTTAAAGCAAAGATGCCGTTTGTAGCCAATAACGGCTCGGCATTAAATATGCTGGTAAAAAGTGTAGATCTTCCTAAGTTTAAAGTTGACACTGAACTAGTGCAACAATACAATCGTAAGAAACAAGTACATACAAAACTTGAATATGAGCCAGTGAATCTTATATTCTATGATGATAACTTAGGTGTAACTACAAACTTATGGTCAAGTTATTACGGTTACTATTTTGCTGATTCTAGTCACGGCCCTAGTGCAGGGTCTATACCAAACGTAGGCAGTAGTAATGTTGGCGGACTAGCATTAGGCGGTGTACTTGGCGCTGGCTTAAATTTAGTTAAGAAGTTTTTAGGAAAGCCAGCAAGCAGAGCAGGTTCTAGTGAGCCAGGAGTTCCTGCAGCCTATCAAAGCAATGCGTTTATTCGAGAAAATAAATTTAGATATGGTTTAGATAACGGTAGCAGTGTTCCGTTCTTTACTAGTATACAGATTTTTCAATTAAGTCGTAGAACTTACCAGTGTTTTACACTAATTAACCCTAAGATAACAAGTTTCCAACACGACAACTTACAATATTCTGACGGTGCGGCAACAACACAAAACACTATGTCTGTGATTTATGAAGCAGTAGTTTACGGTGTCGGTGCAGTAAAACAAGG